TTACCAACTTGTTAATGCAGTACGTTTCCAATTATTTTCACTTACACAAACGTATATGTAATCTGCCGTATATCTTATCTCTCCTTGTTTTCCATCAGCCGTAGCTGAACCAGGTGCTGTATTCAAACCCTCTACTTTAAAACTATCTGCGTGACATCTACCGTCAATTTCTGCATTACGACCTACCCATAAATCTCTTGTTACCTCTGCATCTCCACTTACAAACAACTCTCTTTGTGAATAAACAGATGGAATATTGCCAATTACAACTTGTTTTCCACCCCACGCAGTAGATTGTATTCTCATTACCTCCTCTGGGTCTTGACCTTGTTTTGCTACACTAAATTTTATTTTAGATGTTGCACCTGTTGGGTTTTGTGTTTGTATTTCTAACGTATCGTTGCTATTATCATACTCTATATGCCCTCTTTTATTTGTGCCTTGCCTAAAATCAATCGAACATATATTATCTCCTGTACTTTCTAATCTTATTGCCTCGCCATTCTTTTTAACGTGCAAAGGTGCTAACGGTGCTTTTTGCTTAATACCTACGTATCCATCACTCTTTCTAATGTTTAGGTTATTCGTAGAAACTCCATCAACTCCACCAATACCAACATTACCCCCTCTTAAGGAAATAAATGCATCTTTTTCATATGTATTTTCCAGCTTAATTTTTGTTCCTGAACTTGAAGATGAGCCTAAAACCAAACCAGGATTACTTCCTGAATCTTCAACTCTTACTTGACTACTTGAATCTACTCTACCAGTTACATCAAGATTCCCATTAAGACTAACTCCCTCTCCACTTCTTCCTAAACTTAGTGAAGAATCATTTCCGTTTCCATCTTGTAATAATACTTGCCCAGTACCAGGTAATTGGTCCTCATTATTAGTTTTTATCAGACCATCAAAAGTATCTTTAATTTTTTTTCCTTGTAAAGTACTCATATCTTATTTTTTAAATTATTTTGTTTATTTAATGATTTTTTAGATTTTATCAAAAATAACTTTAGCTTTTGTATATTTTTTTGTTTTGGTTTACTATCTCTTATCATAACACCCAGCCACTAAAATTAGCATTTCTATCAGGATACATATCATCTTCTGAATTACTATAATACTCAGGGTACTTACTTTGATTATACACCATAAAATCTATAAATCTTCTAGTATAAAACTCAGCAAAGCTTCTATGCCTTTCTATAAGATAATCTACCTCTTGTTTACTAGCCGTTTCACTATTCTCAGAGCTATGCTTAAACACCCCACCGTTAGCTATCTGATAAGCTGAAAAAGGAATATAATCTACCATAGCAAAGTGAATTAGCATAGGCTTTAAATATTCATTTACTAATGTTAAGTAGTCAGGGTTATCTGTTTCATTTAACTCTCCAGCCAGGATTAAAGCCTGTAACTTATCGTAGAGATCAGTACCTAAGTAATTTTGAATATGAATATCTTGAGCTAGTTTTATAAATTGTTTGAACTTATTTACATCAACATTGCCATCAATTATCGTATTCCTTACCAGGTCTTTATTTCCTATAAATAGTGCTTTTGCCATTATCTTGCGTCTTTTGGTATGTTAGGATTATTTGGTGAAAATCCTTTATTCTTCATATTATTTGGCGGAGTAGGTACCTCATACTCATTTGGAACAGGTTTAAAGCCTTTACTACGTGCTTGTTTAGTAGTAATCTCAGTCTGTTTACCATCTTTCAACATATATGTTCTACGATACCAGGCGTGATGGCATCTCGGACCACCTTTGTAGAGCCAAATATCATAAGTTTTAGCACCATTTTCTCCAAAACCAGGATTAACCGACTTTTTACTCATCATTTGTATATCTTCCTTACGATAAACCTTATTCGCACTAGACATCATTTCACAAAATTTTCTGCTTTTATTCTTAGATTTTATAGGATGTGCATATCTATATCTTACTTTGAATAAAACATCTTTTTGACTATCTTGTTTACTTGTACCATCTTCCTTTGATTTAGCCTTAGGCCTAGCAACCCCAGTTGAAGCTAAACTAAGCATAGCATCTAAAGAATCTTCTGAATCGTAATCAACTTCTCTTTCATCTACAAGCTCATACCCCTCAATATCTTCTGATTCTCCTAATTTTATCAACTCCTCAGCTACGCTCTCTTGCAGTTTTACATCAATCTCATAGTTATCATTAGATAGACTCATTTTAACTCCTGTTGCTTCCTCTCTCGTTTCTTCATCCGTTATATTAGACAAATCTTTAAACTCTAAAGGCTGCAAAGTTTTGAAATATAAGTTTAAACTAATATTGTTATAGGCCAGGATTTTGTCAAACGCATCAATTAGAAGCTCCTGGAATGGTCTTATAACTGTGTTATCCATAAGTATAGAAGCTTGTTTCAACTCATCTGCATTATTCCCCAGGCCTGAATTATCTTTAATACCTAAAAGCATAGGACTAACTACTCCGTGTGCTACCATTATTTTACGCATACTTTCATCAGAAAGGAATTGGTATTGGTTATGTGCATCCGATAAAGGTACTGGCTCGATGGTTGCAGCCGTTTCCGAACTCTCATTAAAAGCCAGGATAAATCTCCCTGCATTAGAACTACCTGCAAATTTTTGTGTAATACGGCTCTCTATCAAATCTCTTTCCTCTTCGTTTGGAACTCCATTATTGAAATTCAAAATCATTGATGGATTAAGACCTTGCTGAATATTGTTTATATGGTAGTTTGAAACCTCTTCTTCTAGTTGAGCATACTGTAATCCACCTTGATAATCAACAGGACTAAAGTAGTAGAAGCCTGATACATAAGGTTTAACATATAATATCTCAATAGGCTCCTTAGAAGTACCAAATGCTGGTATTCTCTTAGGTATCTCTCCGTTCTTTAATTTATTCCAATCAGGACAATAATAAAAACCATTAATTTCGCCATCTTCATCACATTTCTCCATTGCTAATGTTTCAACAGGCATATGCTCAACCTGAGCTATACTCTTTCGGTCCTTAGAATATATAACCTGAATAGCACATTGGCCCATCAGTTTCAAATCATTAACCAACTTACGTACACAATCTTTGTGGAATAAGTTAATCATAGCAGCGTATTCAGATGGCTTCTTATTACTATCTGTCGCATCTAAACCTTTACCATATATAAGTTGAGAAAACCCCTTAATTATCGCATTATTAGTAGGACTTCCTGTATATCTGTCAATCAGGTACTGAAAGTAATTATTGTTATCCCCATAATTTACCCAGTCTTTATTGTTTTTTACCGCTATCTCAGGACTCGTATAGGTACTAAGGTTTACTACTCTTATTTTACTCATATCTAATCTATTAGTATGTAATCGTTATCTCCTGTATCGTGTGATACGTAAACATCTTTATTAATATCGAAAACCTCATTTTCATCTTGGTCTACCTCTTGGTTTGTACAAAAAATTGTATCTCTATAAATCACTCTATTATCATCATCTGAATCTAAAAGCCAAAAATCATACTGATGTTCTTCAACTAAAAAATCCTCTGATGTCTGAAAAGTTACTGACAAGAAATTTCTATCTGTTGACAAAGTTGTCGTCAAAGTTTCAGTCACATTTGTAATTCTATCTCTTAATTTCAAACTAACATTTGAGGCATATTTTCTAGGTATGACTTTAATAGTAGATGATGTAGTCGGTGGAACTTTTTTCATACACATATAACGTAGAAAAAGTGACTTTTTGCGTTAAACCTGAAAAAAATAAATGTGCTCTCTATCCCTAGACTCCATAGCGTTTCTACGAACGTAAAATTTATAACACCTATATTAGGAATGGTGGCTAAATTGCTTAAAAGTGGTTTAAAATGCCTCTCCGTACATTCAGTATTTTTACAAAAAAGCACAAAAAAAGAGGCTCAACATCAGTCAAACCTCTCATTAATTTATAAATATTTACTTGGAATATTCTTAATTCCCTGGATCAATTTCATTACCTGATACTGTAACACCAGCCGATGCTAAATCTCCCTCAATAAAATTTGCTGGTTTAGTTTCTTGCCCAGCTAAGGTAAGTGTATAACCACTTAAATCTCCCATTGCTGCACCAGTTACTATTGTTCCACCATTAACATCAGCTCCGTGAACTAACCCCATAGTGAATAAATTACCATTGTTATCCTCTACAATAACGTGAGGCCTTGATACTGCTAATACTGCTATCTCATTATGTGTTTCCTTGTCTAACTTTTTGAAAGTAAGGTTTAAGGCTTGTTCATAAAAAGTAGTACCATTTTCTCTACTAGAAGTAATAGTTTGCTCAAAAGAACTTGTACCCTTTAGCTCATATTTATAAGCCGTTGGAGTACCTCCGAATGAGTCAATCGTATCATCATTTGTTATGTTGTAGTCTATTGTTCCTAAAGTACCATAGTCGATGAAGTAAACATTCTTCAATCCACCTACGGAATCCTTGCAAGGCTCAATACGACCTGTATTTAAAGTACAACTCATATTTTTATGTTTTAGTAAAAGGCCTGAATTAACAGGCCCTTAGATTAATAATTCTTATGCTGGTGTGTAGTAAACTATGTCAGAACCAATACCATATTGGATTCCATAAGTAAATCTCATTACCATTCTAACATTCTGAGATCCATCAATGTCTGCCATATCTATCACTTTTACTTCATTCTTATCTGATAATAAACCAGTACCAAAGAATAAGTTAGACTTCTCAGCAGCTACCATATCATTAGTACCTAATCCTGGTGCTCTGAAAATCTTGATTCCATTAAATAATAAAGCTTGTCCTAAATCTTGGTTAGGTCCTGCCGTACCAACACCCGCAGCGCCTACACCTGCAGCTCCAAATCCTCCTAAACTTCTCACATATTGTGCGAAAATATGGTTAGAAACATAGATATGTAGGTCTTCTTTATATTTAACAGAAGCTGGAATAGCATCTTCTAGTTTGCCTAATTCATCTAAAACGTTTCCAGATGTTATAGTTGTTCCTACTACATCATTAACATCAGCATCAGCTGCGAATAAAGTAGAAAATCCTGAGATACCATCTGCTGCTCCAGTACCAGTCCAAATTTGTTGTTCAATATTTTGAGATACTTTTTCTGCAACGTGTGCAATTAAGAAATCTGAAAATGCTGGTGGTAAATTATCGTATGCAGAATAACCCATTTCTACTGCTTCCCAGTCAGACCTGAAATCAGCCTTACATAATTCTAAGTTTACGTTAAACTCGCTTGGAGTCAAAATACGCTCAGTTAAAGTTACTACATCTGCTTCAGTTGTAAAGTCACAGGTAGCTGCTTTTACAATATTATTAGATTCTAACTTCTTAATAACCTCTTTGTACTTTACATTCGGTTTGATTGTGATAGCACCCTTGTCAAGTGTATCTCCTGATAACAAAGCTGCAGCAATATACTTACCTGCAAATTCTCCAGCGTATGTCGTTGTAATCGGTGTGTTTAAACTATTTGCCATTGTATTTAATTATAAAAAATTATTGATTTATTTTATTTAATATTCTGTCTAGAACAGTTTTCTTCGCATTAGACGAAAATTTAACCTGCTCTCTGCTAATATTCTTAGCGTTTGGATTGTGTCTTAAAGGTTTAGATGCAGCCTTAGATAATTCTTTTTTCATATCTGCTTCTTCCTCTTTTTTGTCCTCTCCGCTCTTAACGTATTCGGCCTTAACCTCATCAATCATAGCTTTGATTTCTTCTACTGCCTGTCCTAATTCTTCTTTAGTAACGTAACCAGCTTCTACCTCTTCTTTTTCAGGTTTTTCTTCTTCTGCAAAGTGAGATTCTTTAACTGTACTCTCTACTATTTTTTTAGGAGCTTGTTGTTCAGCTTCAGCCTCTACTTCCTCAGTTTGCTCATCAGCTACTTTCTCAGCTACTTTTTCTACTATTTGAGAGATAACACCCTCTTCTGCTACTGCTAGTGTCATACCATCTTCCATAGCGTATTCTCCAACTGGTAAAGCTACTTTCTCATCTTCTGTTACGATGAATACTTGCTCTTCTGATTCAAACTTCTCAGCTTCAATCACAGTACCATTTTCCAACTTACGCTGCTCTAATGATACTTCAATACCTAAAGCTTGTCTAACTCTAGATAAAACTTCATTTGATTTATTCATATTAAATTGATTTTATATTTGATAATGTTTTATCTATATCATCTATTTTACCCCCAATATAATCTCTAACTTGCAAAGCTTCCTGCATTATTTCCATAGCTTCTTCTGCTAAAGCCATTGGTTGTTTGTAATCTAAATCAGCTTCTTGCATTCTTGAAGCTATATCCTCATAATCTAAAGCCTTATCTTCTGATTCATTTGAAATTCTTGATAAGTCTTGCATTACCTTTAAACCATCTACTTTTAAATTATTCATTTCATTAGCTAATTCCTTTAATTCAGAAACTAACTTTAAACTTCTTTTTGAAATCTCTTTTATATCCTCATCAATCTTATCAGCTTTTTTTCCAATCGCTGAATAGTCAGATTTAACACCTGTTAATGATAAAGATACTTCCTTAGAAGCTAACTCAGTTTTTTGATTTTCTTTAGCAGTTTTAATCTTGCTTAGGATATTGTTGATTTTACTCATAATTACATATATAACGATTAATTTATTCTGTTTTGCGTTTAAGATTAATCCCAGGTAACATCTTGTGTTTCCCACTTGTAGAAATTATTACTCCACTTTTCAACATTAATCCTATTTATATTTCCAATACCTTGATTTATAAAATACCCATCGCAGCATTCTACTGAATACGTATCTTTATCTTTACATAAACAAGCTCTACGACCTCCTTTAGGAACTGCATATCCTATGGTATATTTTTTATCCATATATTATAATTTACCTAGTTCTTTCAACTTACTTTCTGCCCATCTTTTACCAGCCAGGCCTCCCCATAGTAAATAAGAGATCGTACCACAGGCTTTTGTATCATTTTCATCATAGTCTTCTTCAGCTCTGCTCAGGTAAGAGTACATACGCATAATTGTATCAGCTTCAAGGTTACCGCCTTTCTCCAAAGTGGCTCCACGAACTTTCCCCACTTGAGTAGCACACTTGTTATTTACTTTCTCGTTTAATTCTCTACCCCTTTTAGCGTTGTTCTTTACGCTCTGTGGGTAATCATTATAAGATTCTAAATTCGTGCCCTCAGACTCCTTAAAATACTCCTTTAATTTTTTAACAATAGCCTCAGCTTCCTCTTGTTCAATCCTAGACAATGACTCTGCTATGTTTTCTTTAGGCCTTTCAGCTTTATCTGCAAAATATCCCTCTATTGAGAAGCCTTTTACCTTACCAGTCTTTACATAATCATTCCATATCTCATCGTTGTTCACTTTTACCGCTCCCATCCAGGTACCTACTGGCACATCCATATCATAGACATTAGACTTATCATTTTCTTTGTCTTCTACTATCCAGGATTCAACCAGGGTAAGACCTTGTATCTGCATTTCGTGTTCTAAAGTACTTTGAGATTGGTTACCAGCTTGTAAATAAAGCTCAGAAGCTTTTTTAACTGTTTCTCTACTGAAATAAATGTAGTACTCATCTTCTCCACTAACTCTAAAAATAGGTTTATTAGGAATCAGAATAGGCCCCATCAATATTTTCTTCTCTGCATCTTGCTTTTCAAATTTAATCTCAACTGAATTAGACTTTAAAGCCACAAAATTCTCTTCAATAGCTGGAGATTCTACAACCGATATTGCCTCTACTCCATCTTCCTGAAGCTCATCTATAACTAGCTCTATTATTTTCATAATTATATAACGTTTATAATTTATATACTTGCGTTTTCTACTATATTTCTTTCCATACTTTGTGCAGTCGTAACATCATTGGATACTACAAATGCTTTTACAGGCTCTTTAGTTTGACTACCAATAGCCTCAGCTAACTGGTTAGAGCCACTTGCTCCAACTAAATTAAATGATGGTGGAGTAGAAGCTACTGCTGGAGTAGAAGCCGAGCCTGATGGAGCGGAGCCTGAACTCTTATTACCAGGTGTTTTTGTAGCTAAGATACTCTTAACATTCTTGAAACCTGATACAACTGCTGCCCCTGCTGCTACTGCTCCTAATGCAGGACCTACGATAGGAATACCCGCTAGTGATTTATATGATGAGGTAGCACTTTGATAGGTATCAATCGTTGCTGCTGCTATTGCTGCTGCTTTTCCTGCTGCAGTTTCTTCGCCCAGGATAGATGATAAGTTTTTAAACCCATCTGATACTACTCTAGCCTTTTCTTCTTGTGTAAGCTCTGCCCATTTTACCTCATTTTTACTCTTCTCTCTGTTTATAGCATCTTCATTAGTAGCTATTTGTTGGTCTAAACCTTGCTTAGCCTCTGCGTATGCAATTTCTGCATCTACTCTAGCTTGAGTGCCCTCAGCATAAAGGTCTATATTATTCTGTAACCTTTCTAGCTCTATCTCTTTTTCTTGCTCCAGGACCTCTCTCATCTTCTCTAACCTGGTAAGCTCATTTACTTCTCTTTCAGCATTAAACCTCTTTTGTTCTAGCGTTAAAGTAGTTTCAGATTCTAACTGTGAATTAGTAAGCTCTATCTGTTCTTTTTTAAGTGCATTTTCATTAGTTAATTGCTCAGATTTAAAACCAGCGACCTTAGCATCAACTGCTAATAATTCAGTCTGTAATTCAAATAACTCATTAGACCTTTCTGTTGATTGTCCTTTCAAATCAATCTCCTGCTGCAATGAATTTATACGAGCTTGTACTGATGCTTTTTCTGCATTAACCTGGTCTTCTAAAACTTTACCTAACTCCTCGTTAGCTTTTATTCTATCCGCAATAGATACTGTTTCATCATCCCTTATCTGTCTTTGCTTCTCCGCTTGTAAGTCATATTTCTCAATCAACCTTTGTTGTTGAAGCTCTAAGAGTCTGAAATTCTTTTGAGCTGCTACCAGCCTTTTAGCCTGTGCACTTGCGGTCTTTACATCAACTTTTTCAACGGCCTCAGAAACCCCCTCTACAACGGCCTCAGCTAAAGTACCAATCTCTCCAACGGCTTCTACAAAATTATCTGCAATCTGTTTTCCACCGCCCTTAATTTTTTCTGCAGTGGCATCAATCTTATTACCAATTTCTTCTATATCTCCTTGTAGTCTTTTAATAGTTTCAGGATCTTCATCTCCAAAAAATGATTCTTCCCAGGCTAATTGTGCTTTTTTAACGCCCAGCATTAATCCCTGAATAATAATAAGAACTGAATTAATAGCAATAGTCAAAGCTCCGCCCAGGACTTTCTGTAAAGCATCAAATCCACCTGTTGCCTCATTTACCCTCTCTATAATCGGTTTAAATACATCTATAATTTGGTTTAGAACTATACTTAAAGTTTCAGAAACTTGAGCTAAAGCATCAGTTATTATCTGATTCTCTTTAAACTTCTCAACTAAATCCCCAGCCAGTTTTATAAGAATACCAAATCCCAGGCCCTTAAACACCAGGCCTAGTCCTTTAAAACCTTTACCTAATTTACCTACTGCTCCTTTTACTTTCTTTAGAACACTTACTTGTTTCTCTCCTGCCTCAGCATTCTTATCTAAAGCTTCTTTAAGGCTCTCTTGCTGCTCCTGATTCTCCTTAGTAAGTTTTTCAACGGCTTTAGTAAGCTCTGATATTTTCTTTACTGCATCCTTTACATCAGCCTGTATCTTAACTGTTTCTTGTACCATTTCTTACATATTTAATTTGTGTTCTCAACTCTTTCCAGCTCATTGGTAGGTTATTCTTTCCCTTAGCTATCTCAACATATTTACCCTCATCTACATAAGGAAGCATATCTAATATATTTTTTATCATAAGTCGTTTAGTAATTCTAATTGCGATTTACCAGTCTGCAAATTAGTGGTTATTGAATTTATCCTATATATATTATCTTTAAAAGCAAACCTATCTGAAAGTTTATAATTTAATAGTATTCGTAACGGTAAATAAGCACTTATTTTTGTAATTCTTTGCTTAGGATTGAATACGCTATTTATATATTCTGAGTAATACTCTGTAAATAAAGTTTCGTTAAAACCAGTCCCACCTGTGTATTCGCTTGGCTCTAAAGCAAAATTAAAATTAAAAGGATTGAAACTAGAATTAGTCGATTGACTATTTAAAGGTTTGTTAAAACCAGCTATATTTCTATGGCTTATTGGTTTACCGTTTTCGTCAACTTCATCTACAAAACTAATATTAAAAGGCAAGGCACCCCACTTAGGATAAAACAGTAACGGACTACCTAAATAAGCACTTTGACTATCATTAACACTATAACCCCATTGTATATTAGTTTTAAAATTTGTGTTAGGGTCTACTATATTCTCGTACATCATATGTCCGAAAGGGACTTCTATTTTATAGATACCTCCTACTAGATCTGGCGTATTATCTGAATATTTTAACTCGCCCCATTCTTTATTCTGCAATTCGCCATACTTATTTGCTAAAAAAGATTTTGTATCCTTAAATTTAAAAACAACCTCTTTGTATGGCAAAGCAATGTCTACCGTACTACTAGATACGTCTACATACTCGTCTATATTGTATGTATTAAATTCTGCGTAAAAATCATCTAAAGGTTTTACAACTATAATACCGTCTTGCTCGTATGCAGTTAAATTAAATGTCTTAAACAGTCCTGTAAGAAAATCTAATATTTTAATATTTGGCATTTGTTTAGCAACGTTAAATCTAAAATTTAAAGACGTTTGGTATGTGCCTGTGTTAAACTGTACATCGTAAATTAGGTTAGTTATATCTCTATATCTTATTGACCACCTTATATTATTAAAAGAAACCTGTCCACTCGCCTCAATCCAAAGGTAGTATCTTAAACCATACTCAAAAGTATCTTCTAAAAAAACAGTTAAATTTCCTTTGTGATTTTCTTTTCTATAAATAATATTATTACTTGTATCTCTAAATGTAACCGTATATACTTGCGTTAAGTTTACTGGCTCGAGTCTAACTTTCCATTCCAATATGTCCTCTTTGAATACTAAAGCCATTACATAACCACTTCTATTGTATATAGGTCCTGTGGTAGAGATAGGTTTAAAAGCATTTACTAGAGTATCAACCTTTGTACCACCAGACAAGTCTTCGACTTTACCACTTTTTCTATGCAACCATAAAAATAAATGGTCAAACCTTTCGTTATCTATATTTTTAAAAAAGTCGGTAGAAAACTGTAAACCAAAATCATTTTCTATTGCCTCTATTATTTTATTAACTCTTATAGCGTACTTTAACTCATTCCATTTAACACCGTGTAAGTCTTGTATATGACCTGTGTCCCAGTATAGGTTTCCATCTCCTTTTTCATCGTGCGAACTACTATCATAAAACAACCTTTGCGTATGCGTTATTAAAGGTACTATTATATGATTATTATTTGACTCTCTTTTATCTGCTAAATATGTTTTTACAGTTTGTGCGTTATAGTCTAAATCATATTCTGTTAAATCTAAATCTGAAAGTTTACTCTCTCCTAACTTATCTTTTAAATCAACCGTACTACCAAAAAATGTAATTCTATAAGTATGTGGTTTATTATATTTTAAATTTACCCCCTCTAATTTAACCTTACCAAACTTGAATGTTAAGCTATTTATTTCAATCGTAGAATCAACTTTTATCCTAGCATCAAAACCATTATCAATATCAAAGTTATAGTAATGTTTAAAGAGCTTATTATTAGTCTTAGAGGCTGGAATATTAAATGACTTAGAAAACGATGTAAACACTTTCTCAATATCTTTCACATCTTGGATACTGTCTTTTATAGTTACGCTCTCATCATTGAAGAGATCTACTCTTTGTCCACTTATGTATAACTCTATATTTCTCATTATCTTATACTGTTTATCTTATCAAACGCATAATCAAAATCTACACTATACTGAACCATTTTATCATTAAGGCTAGTTTTACGAATAAGGCTGGAAGTTTTAACTACTACTGGTAAAGTATCTCCCTCTGTTTTCTCTAACCATACTTGTTCTGACATCAGCATTTGCTCTATCGGCTCATTTTGAGTGTCATCTATTAACGGAGTATTTGTCTTAATACTTTGGTTAGCCTTAACCTGAAAACGTTTCTTAGAATGCTTTAAAATACCGTAAGATACATCTACACCTGAAGTGTCTAAAGTATTACTTTCATAATTTTCAGATTTTATAGAAGTAGAAATAACTGATTTTTTACTCAACCAAAATGATTGTAATGCACCAAATTTATTATAGAATACCGCTCTAAACTTCTCAAATCTAGGCTCACATATTTCAACCAGCTTTACTGTTTGTACTTGAGCTTCTCCGTTAGTACTTGTAAACGTTATCGTATCTCCTGTAACCGCAGCATCACTACTAATAATTACATACTGAATCTTATCTGCACTATCATCACTATCTGTAATGTTTAAATTTGTGGTTACATCTTGCCAGTTTACATCTACTACATTCCAAAAATTATCATTCCCATCCCACTTACCATCTACTATATCAGTATTTACAACTGGAGCCGTTTCAGAAAATACAGGAATCTTTATATCTCTCCCAGGTACAAAATATACAGTCATATTAGATTGCAAAACCATAGGAGTAAAACTGTCATCTGCTGGAGATATACTTTGCCTAGGATTTGCACCCTCTTCAAAATATCCATAACCATCAAATGCTAAATAAGTATCATCGGTCGTAAACGGAGTACCTGTACCTATATCAATAGAGGCATCAACCTTTACCCATACTGCATCTTGTGCTTCATTATAAAACTCTGTGTATAAATAATCTCTTATTAACTCACTAATCTCTATAACTGCATAATTATCAGTTTCTATAACTAGAGGCACTTTAGACAAAGAATAAGTAACTGGTGTAGGTGGACTCGTCTCTAATCCGCTCCAAATACGAATGCTTATATCAACACTTTGTATCTCTTCCCCAGTGATTTTATACTTTATGTAATACGGACTTCTTGCGTTTATTATTGTACTCATTTTTTCTTTTTATTATTTAAAAATACTAAGCGAACTAATTCTGCTGCATCCAGGCCATACGCCTCAGCTAATACCTCAGGTAACATCTTGTAATGCTTCTGAAAAGGTTTGGTGAAAAATAAGCTTGGTTTAATACCATTCTTAAATACCCCTACTGCTATTGCAAACTGAATGCTCTTACGAGGTAGAAACTTACCCTTATCATCTCTCATTGCTATATTTCTTCTAACAATCCACTTGTCTAATTTCTTTGGTGGTGGCATACCTTTTAAACCATTCTTACCGCCCTTGCTTTTGTATGAATAAGGTGTGTTATACTTCTTGTCAATCCCTGATACACCCTGGTCGATGAAAGCTCCATAATGCTCCATCTTGATGATAAATTCTAAAGCTCCTGATGGATAAACTACAACAGGCATTCCCATTATACTATCACTTAACTTCCCTGATGCATCTATTGGCTGGTTATACTTGCCCTGTGGCGTAGCTAGATTCTTCTTAGCATCTTCTATTACCAGGTCTCTAAACTGCTCTAAAGAGCTTTTAAGATTATCAAACGTTTCTAGCATTTATCTATATCATTTGCAACCATAATATTTACGGTATAAGTCCACCCTGCAATCTTATTTTCAAACCTATCATAAAAAGGCTCACAATTTGGAACGCCATCTAACTGAAATAAATCAGTATGTAGAGTACCTCTTCTCAGGACCTCATTAAGCTTATTCAGGACTGCTAATTGCGTATTCATTACATCGTGCTCATTATCTACTCCTACAAACGTTTCATCTATATTCAATGACTCATCTATTTGGTCCTTATTTTGCCATACAATATCCATAGCCAGGATTGATATATTGAACATTATAACATTACCCTGGAGCGAAGCATTATTTACTATCAAATGTGATAACGGAAATATAGTAATCTTGTTTAAGTCAATCTCAGTTAAATCGCCTGAGGTAACTGTATTAACATTCACATCCTCTAATAGCTTATTTTTAATCTTGTCTAGTGTATTATAAAACGCCTGTGGCCCTGCTATACTCATCTTTTAAATTTACTTTTAATATTTGCTTCTTCTAACTCGTTTTTTTCTTTTTCGAAAACCAGCATTGTTAAACATTGATTCAAACCTAGTGAGGTAATATCGTCAAATCTCCTAACATCTCCTTTAGCGAGTCCGTAAATCGATTGATACCAACCCCATTTACCTGAGAATGTATCAAACCTTGTATAGCCTCTACCTCCTGTGTTTCCAAATAATTCACCATACCTGTCGATAATTCTATCCCTAAATGATAAAAAAAAACCAGGCTACTAATAACTGCATCCATTGGCATATTCAACATTATCTCATCATAATCCCCAGGTACGTAAGGCTTGAGTCTATATCTACCCCCTATTTTTTGCTCGATAGGTCTATATAAAACGGCCATAGCTTTATTCATTTTATCCCAGTCGCCTATAAATATATCCAGGTCAATATACTCTCCAAAACTCATATCCTCAAGTTTAGGTATGAATCCGAACTCTACACCGCCCATCTTGAATGTACTTACCAGCTCGGGTTTAAGATTAATCGTATCAGAAATTATGTTCACTATACCTGTTATATCCTTAATTCTAAGCTCTACGGCTTTATCATAAGGTACGTTGCAGAATATTTCAAGCATCTTTAAAGACAAAAAAGCCTCAGCATTATCATCATCTCTGTTAGCTTCAACCAGCTTGTAATACTTCATATATTGAGATAGAGTAATCTCTGAAAGCTTATTAGGTACGTTTACTTTGAACTCCATATTGTGTTATTTAATATATAACGCTCAGAAACGATGATTTTAGATATGAAGCAAAAAAAAATAGGCCCAATATTAGGACCTACTCTTAAACACTCTTAAAATGCTTTAAAATTACTTCTCAGGCTTTTTATAAGACTTTAAGTCTTTAGCTAGGAGCTTACCAAACTCTTCAAATTTTCTATACTCCCATTTCTTATCTTGCTCTATTGCTTGTCTAGCTATTCTGTATAAGCTTGGTATATCTTGTAATAAAGCATAGGCATCATATTCTATATGCGTTGTTTCTTCAGAATCATACCCTATTGATTTAATATGTACTACACCAGGCCTAGAGTGTAATTCTACTGTTCTTAAAATAATAACTTCTTTCATTATACTGGTTCTTGAGTGAATACGTCTGCTGGATGAGTGGCTCCAGTGAATGTCTTTAAATCCGACCAGGTTCCCCACTTCATTTCAGTATAAAATTCAAGCTGTTCTAAATCTTCAAATAAATAACCTATTATCACAGGGTAATCTATGTTAGCGTCTTTCAATTTAGCCATTGCAGGCTCTGTTAATCTGTCTTTTAAATTCATAATAATAATATTAATTTGTTCTAAATATGTAATAATCTTCTTCTCCAAATGTGTATTCAAGCTCCTCACCATCATAAGATGCAAATGTATGACCATAGCCATCTACATAACAATTCTCTGCAGTTTCTTCCCAATCAATAGCTAACCAGTCTGGTGCT